ACAGTGCTAATAATAAATTAAAATTTTATGACGGCAGTCGATTTAAGATTGCTAATGGTGCTGAAGTAGGGTCTACAGCTCCTACCGGACTGGGTATTGGAGAATTCTGGCTGGATACGGATGCTAATCAGCTATATGTGTGGACCGGAATAGAATTTGTTTTGGTAGGTCCAGAATCTAATCCAGAACTAGGAACAAGTGCCGCAGTTGCACAAGTTGTAAAAGATACTGGGTTAACCAATCGAAATATACTTACTTTATCTTCAGGAGGTAAAGTAATTGGAATTATAAGTAGAGATGCCTTTACAATTAACAGCACAATAAATCCTATCGAAGGGTTTACCGAAATAAAGAAAGGATTTAATCTAGTTGATACAAACTCATCAGGTGTATCTCAAAATGATCATGTATATTGGGGGACATCATCAAATGCGTTAAGACTAGGTGGAGTTTTAGCAAGTGATTTTGTTCAAAGAGGAAATACAGTATTTGACGGTGAGATTGTATTTAGAGATCCTGGGTTCGTGTTAGGAAATGACAACGATCTCAAAGTAAATGTTGATGGCACTGATGGTTTGTTGTTTTCTAATCAGTTAGGCGAGGATATTACATTTAGAATCGTTGTAACTCAAACTTCAGATGAACGTGATATTTTAAAAATTACTGATTCTAGCATCGAACCTGGTGTAGACAATGTTTATACAGTAGGTACTGCTAGTCGTAGATGGAACAATGTTCATGCTACAACATTTACTGGAAATTTAGTAGGAAATGTAACTGGAAACACTACCGGTATCCATGCAGGCAATGTAACAGGTAGTGGCGGTACTGTTCTTGTAAATGCTACAACAAACCACATAGGTGATCCGACAGTAACGGAAGCAAACTTATTTGGAATTTTACAAGGCAGTGTTGTTGGCAATGTTCAAGGAACAGCAACTAATTCAAGTAAATTAACAAATATAGATCCTTCAGTCGCTATTCCTAGCGGTGCAAACAAGCAGTCAGTAGTTGTAAGAGATACAGACGGGAATATTAACGCTGTGCAATTTGTAGGTATAGCCGACAAAGCAGATAGATTGCTTATCAATGATAGTGCAACAGATACAGATCCCAATTATAGAAGTGCAAAAACAACCAAAACTGCAGATACTATTGCTGCCAGGGACGGTTCAGGAAACTTGTTAGCAAATATTTTTGATGGAACTGCTACTGCTGCAAGATATGCCGATCTTGCAGAAAAATACTTAACAGATAAACAATATGAAGTTGGAACAGTTGTTAAAGTTGGCGGAGAAGCCGAAGTAACTGCTTGCACAGTAGGATCGCATGTAATAGGTGTTGTTTCTGAAAATCCAGCATTTATGATGAACAGCGAGCTAGAAGGCGGTATTTACATTGCACTAAAAGGCCGTGTTCCTGTTAAGGTCGGCGGCTGGGTACAAAAAGGTGACACTTTAATTGCAGGACAAAATGGCTATGCGATTGCCGGAAATGGCGGCCACGTTTTTGGTGTAGCATTAGAATCAAATGAGAGCGAATCAGTAAAACTTATTGAAGCGGTAATTTTATAATGGCATTAGCTGGTGATATAGAAGCTCTAGACTATAATTCTATTAGAGCAAATATTATTGAAGTAATGGGGACAGGGTTAGGCACCTACGGTTATGGACAATCTATAGTAAGCAGCACTGTTACGACTGGGAATACAATCACAGCGGCACAGTGGACGGCTTTGAGATTTGACGTAATAAACGCACTTATTCACCAAACAGGCAACACACCATCTGCGGTTTTGATCAGCACAGGCGATGTAATCGACGATCGAGCCAGCGATCCTGTAGTGAATTACAATACCTTAACTAATCAAGCCAGAGCAAACAGATTTGATCTTGCTCCGAGCCAAAGTGTTACTTCTGCTATAGGATCGCCTAAAACTTATTCTAGTGGCTGGAGCAGTTTGGCAACTTTAACCTGCACAATGACTTTTAACAATGCTAATGAAGCAAGGTATTTTTTTAACAGTGGCGGTAATGTAAAAATTACAACTTCAAGGACAGGCGGTTCTGCTACACTGCAAAATGACTCCTGGACTGCTTTGTTGACTGAGACAGGAACACAATTATTCAAAGCAGGCACAGGTGAAGAAATTAATTTTTACACGCTAACCAATTCATATCAAACATTATACGAAGTTAGTTCTAGTGCGGCTTATGCTGATAATACTTATAGAATATCTGCAAAATGCGATGTTGCAAACAATAACACTGGAACTGCTACAGAAGTAGATATAAAAGTAGAATTAATTGACGCATACATTGATCCAGATATAGTTGCCGGATTTCCAGCAGATGAAAATTTACCAATAGATCAAGTAGACGGAACACTAACCATTACACTAGAAGAACAAAAAGCATCAGGAGTTTTACAACCTGTGGATGTAGCAGATGGTGGCCCTACAGGAGCATTTGCAATAACCAGTCCCGCATACACTGTATCAAATATAACAGCTTCATAATAGTAGCAGATAAATACTTTAGAGGTATGTGATGGCTGTAGGCGATATAATTGACAGAGATGACTATAACAGTATTCAAACCATTGTTGCAAGAGTCTTAGGTACAGGCTCTAGCAATACAGGATACGGACAACCGGTTTTAAGTAGTCCTGTTTCTGCAGGGCAAAAAGTCACAATTCAAGAATGGGATGATCTAAGAAACGATATAATTAATGTATATCGACATCAAAATGGGACTATTCCTTCACTACCTAGTGCAGTAGAAGCACAAAAAATCAGATACAACACTTCAAATTCTGTTTGGAACAAATTTCTTACAGAAATCCAATCGTTAGATTCGACAAGATTTACTGTTGGAAGCCAACAATTTACAACCACTAATTATGGGACACAAACAAGAACCACGCTATGGCGAGAGAAATGCACCTGTTTAATTACACTAGAATGGAGTACCGCTGAACAGGCAAGACATTATTTTAATAGTGGCGGATCTTTTTCGTTTTTAAGTTCACGAACTGGTGGAACAACCGGCAGTGACACGGGAACAATCGCCGCACAAAATACAGAGTGGTCTAATCTCTTAACCGCTGCCGCCACAGATATATTTGCAGGAAATCGTCCAGGAACCGGAGTTAATCCTAACAACGGACAAAATTATTTTAGATTGGGCGGCTCGTATCAAACAGTATATACACAATCCTCAAGTTCTCCATACGGTGCTAACACATACAGGATTACTGCTAGAACTCCTGGAGTATCAGACAATAGTAATGGTACCGCTAGAATTGTAGAATTTTTGGTGGAGTGGATTGACGGACACGATTTTAATGTAGTAGGTCCTGACGGTGTCGATGGAACACTGAGTCTCAGTTTAAGCAGCATAGATCCTATATTTAAACTTGTTCCAGCTAATAATACACCAGTCACTATAGAAAAACCCAGCGTCAGTTTCGGAAATATAACCAGCGTAAATGTTTCACCGACAGATGCACCATTTAAGAGAACAATTACAACTAATCAAACCAATCTCAATATCCGTACCTATGCTCTTAATAACGGATGGAATGGCTCAGATGCAGTAGCAATTACAATTAACAGCGGTGTTGTTATATCAGGCAATACCGCAGGTGATAGCACAGCCGCTTGCACAATTTCAGGAAGCTTCCCCAACGGTGTAAGTTTAATAAACAATGGAACAATTGTAGGTCGTGGCGGCAATGGCGGTTCGGTAAGATCAGTAAATCTTTTTGATGCGCCGTATCCGTATAGAGGTAGGTGGGACCCACCCGGCGGTGATCCAGGAAATCCTGGAGGAACAGCGTTGACTATTAGCGTAAATGCTATGATTGACAATAACGGTACCATCGCCGGCGGCGGTGGCGGTGGCGGTGGCGGTGGATTCGCTCAATTGCTTGTCTGGACTCAGCCTCAAGATCAACTCGTTAGCTCTAGCACAGAAAAAGGCGGCGCAGGCGGCGGCGGTAGATCAAGCAACGGGTTTAACTCATCCGGAGGTATATCCGTTGACAAATTCACATTTTTCCCTGTCCCTAATGAAGACGGACAACCCGGAACATTTAGTTCAGCTGGTTCCGGCGGAAGTGCTAGTAGTGACGGCAACTCTAATGTTGTCGGCGGCGCCGGCGGAACCGGAGGCAATTGGGGCGAAAATGGATCGCCTGGCGGTCGAGGCAATGTGAACTTTGCACAAAGTCCCGATCACCAGCACCTTGAAGGCACAGGAGGTATCGGCGGATCTGCAGGTCTTTCTGTTAAGGGTATTGCCAACGTCGCATTTAGAAATGTAGGAACCGTTCTGGGGCCTGTTTCATAAATTTTTTTAGGTAGACAATTCCTCTATAAATAAACTGCTACTATAACTAACGGAGCAGTATATGAACGAAGTATTTCAATCGGCACTAAATTTTTCAAACTACAAACAAACTCTAGCTGTTCAAAGACAAGAACTTAAAGAAAAAATCGCCGCAAAATTAACCTACGGCTACCATGGTGGTCTTTTTAAAATCGATCAAACACTATTAAACTTTGTGCAGAGTCTATGTTCTATGCAAAGAATTGAAAACATAGTGTTATTAGACGCAAACGAAAATCCCATATTAGTAGAAGATCTAGAAAGTTTTCGAGAAGAAATTTTTGACAGATATTTTACTTCGACTCTTGAATACTACAATGAATATAGAGAATTATCTAAAAAAAGAAGTGTAGAGAAATTACTAGATGAATAAAGGTGTATTGTTATTTGCTCATAATAATAGAGAAGTAGATTATGCTAGAATGAGTATTATCTCCGGCGGCCTTGCAAAAAAACATTTAGGTGTTTCGGTTAGTTTAGCAACTGACGAATCTACTGTATCGTGGATGCAAGAAAGTGGAATATACGAACAAGCAGAATCTTTATTCGACGATATTATTTTAATAGAAAGGCCAGAAATCTCAAATTATAGAAGACTGCACGACGGCGAATCTGAAATTAAAACTCCGTTTATCAATCAAAATAGAAGCAGTGTTTGGGATTTTACCCCTTACGATCGTACACTGCTTATAGACTGTGATTATTTTATAATGAGTGATGTCCTCAACGAATATTGGGATATTAATCAAGATGTATTGATTGGTGATAGTATACAGGACGTTCACTGCGAAGATAGAATGAACTATCTTGACAAATATATTTCTTACACAGGAATGCAAATGCGTTGGGCAACTACCTGTATGTTTACTAAAAACGAAAACAGCAAGTTATTTTTTGATCTAATTCAAGACATTCGAAACAATTATAGTTTGTATGCTAGTGTATATCGTTTTACAGATATACAATATAGAAATGATATTGCTTTTAGTGTCGCTAATCACATATTAAATGGATTTAACACAGTTAAAGAATATACATTGCCCGCAGTGTTAACAGCACTTGATAAAGATGTTCTGCATAAAGTAGAACACGACAGATTATATTTTTTAATTAACAGTAATTTGTCTCAAAAGTATTATGCAGTATCTAACAAATCTCGAGATATACATATAATGAATAAAAAAAGTGTGGTTAGAAATTTTGATGCACTATTGGAGTTAATATGAACTTTGGATATTTACTGTTTGTAAAACACAACGATGAAATTGATTATGCCAAACTAGCATATGCTCTAGCACTAAGTATAAAACACACACAACGAGAAGGTTATGACCGTGTTGCACTGGTTATAGACGACAAGTCTCAGGTTGATCAATTCCACAGCCCTTGGGTATTTGACGAAGTAATAGAATGGAACGGTCCGGAAGGCTGGGACGGCAGATCATACATGGATAAACTTACACCTTGGGATTATACTGTGTGTTTAGATGTAGACATGTTGTTCCTAAGAGATTACAGTCACTGGATTGAATATTTTGTAAAGAACAGTGAACTATATGTAGCAAATAAGAGTTATACATATCGTGGAGAGCTAGTTGCAAATGATTATTATAGAAAAACATTTACAGCAAACGATCTTCCGAATTTATACAGTTTTTTTACATTCTTTAAAAAGGATTCAGACCTAGCCAGAGAGTTTTTTACATTAGGTCGAAGAATAATAGATAAACCTCAAGAGTTTGCAAATGTGTTTTTATCAAAATTAAAACCTAAAGTAGTAGGCACTGATGAAGCATTTGCACTAAGTGCAAAAATATTAGATATCACAGATGAGATTGCTTACGACTTAGAATTCCCAAGAGTGGTCCATCTCAAGCCTATGGTGCAAAACTGGGCCTGGCCCGCAAATCTAGTTAGTGATCATGTAGGATTTTATTTAAACAAACAAGCAGAATTGAAAATTGGTAATTTTCAACAACATGATATTGTTCATTATGTAGAAAAAGATCAAATCACTATAGAGCTATTAAGTATATTGGAGCATCTAGTATGGAAGAAGTAGAATTTCAAGAGTGGTTAAAACAACTACAAGAGCAAGAACACAAATATTCTGTTGTATATAATCCTGATACATTGCAACTTATGCAGGTCGGCCCTAGCCATGCATTGGAACACCTTGATAACTGTTTAGAAATAGATGCAGAGATAGCAGAACGAATACTATCTGGAGAAATTAGTATTCATTCATGTTATCTTGATGCAGCTAATGGCGAAGTTACTATTACCGAAACTAAAAGTCTAATTAAGATCGATGATGTCCTGCATAGAATTCCTAGTTTACGTTGGAGTACTATAGAAAAACCTGATGTATATTTAAAATTAGATGCTGAAAAATCTAAAATCAATATACAGTTAGGAGCTCAATGGGGAGGAACATTTGTTTCTGGAGATGTGTCTTACAATAAATCTAGAAAAATTGTTTGGAGCGGCGACACTGTTATGGAGTTTTTAATTACTGATTATAATGACCCTAACGTGATTTACGACGCCTTTAGTTTTGCAATACAAGACTTGATAGATGACGATTTAGAGTTTATAATTAAAGTTCCGTATCCCGAAGTTAGCGTGTATACCAAACGAATTTTTAAAAACTATGTTGTAGAGTATGTATGAATTTATTAGAATTTGATGTAATATTCCTTAGCTATGACGAACCTAATGCAGAAGAACATTATGCTGATTTGTGTAATAAAGTACCGTGGGCAAAAAGAGTACACGGTGTAAAAGGATCAGATGCAGCTCATAAGGCAGCTGCCGAACTGAGCGAAACAGCGTGGTTTGTAAGTGTTGACGCAGACAATATTATTCGTCCAGAATTTTTCGATGTTGACTTAGACATGTCCGATGATAAAATTCAAGTGTACAGTTGGTGCGGTAGAAACAGTATTAATGGATTACGATACGGAAATGGTGGTCTAAAACTGTGGAATAAAGAATTTGTGTTAAACATGAAAACGCACGAAGCCGCAGAAGACGATAGAGCGCAAGTGGATTTTTGTTGGGAGAACGGTTATCGAGCCATGCCACAGACTTATAGTGATAGCATTATTAATGCTACACCTTTTCAAGCATGGAGAGCAGGGTTTCGCGAAGGTGTAAAAATGACACTGCATGATGGATTGCGTGTTCCTAGCCAGCAACTAAAACAGCATGTATGGTGGCACAACATACACCGTTTAAGAGTGTGGTCAACTGTAGGTGCACATGAAGATCATGGCTTATACGGGGTTTTAGGAGCCCTACAAGGCACATATATGACTAATTGTACAGACTGGGACTATGTACAAGTCCGTGATTTTGATTATCTTAGAGAACTATACGACGAAATAACAGGTCCTTTAGAATACATTGATGCTGAAACCAAACATCTCGGCGACAAAATTAGACTTGAATTAGGGTTGGATTGGCCGTTTTTAGACGCACAGCAAAGCAAGTATACACTAGATTTGTACGACGAAACTATACAACTTTGTAAGACATATTATAGATAATGTACGATATATTATTTTTAGGACAAGATGATGCAGAGTGGCAACGATTTAAGTTACACTATCCCAATGCACATCGAATGCCTGCTAACAGTACCTGGACAGATCTTAAAAAACAAGCATTCACTAAAATGTTTTGGGTTGTTTGGGATGAATTAGTTTTCGATCATGACTTTAATTTAAACAATTATCGAGCTGACGAATGGGACGATATGTTTGTACACATTTTTAAGAACGGTAATACTTATAATGGAGTATGTTTATTTCCTAAAAGTTTAAATCCTAGCACTGTAGAATTTCGTCATAGATTTTTTGTAAACAGAAAAGAAGTAGATCAAGCGATAAGTCGTCCGATTAAACGAGATGAAACTTTTGATGTAGTTTTTATTAGCTATAATGAACCTAATGCAGAACAAAATTTTATAAATTTAAAGAAAAAAGTTCCTAGTGCTAAAAGAGTTCACGGTGTAACAGGAATTCATCAAGCACATATAGAAGCTGCTAGACACGTTGACACAGAAATGTTTTATGTAGTCGACGGTGATTCTCAAATATTGGATGATTTTAATTTTAATCACAGTATTGAACTATTTGAACAAGATACTGTATATGTTTGGCGAAGTATAAATCCTATAAATGAGTTAACCTATGGATATGGTGGAGTTAAATTATTACCAACTAAATTAACTTTAGATATAGATGTTAGCAGTGCTGATATGACAACAAGTATAAGCAAAAAATTTAAACCAATTTCGGAAATATCTAATATCACAGCATTTAACACAGATCCGTTCAACACTTGGAAATCGGCATTTAGAGAATGTGCAAAATTAGCAAGCAAAATAATTGATAGACAGGAGAACGACGAAACTGATGCAAGACTTAAAACTTGGACAACCGTGGGACATGATAGACAATTTGGTGAGTACGCGATTCGAGGTGCACGGGCTGGCATGGAGTTTGGCCTTTCTTGCGGGGATGATATTTGGTTAATTAATGATTTTGATTGGCTTACAGAACAGTTTAAGGTAAACAATGAGCGATAAAGAACGTATTCAAGAACTAATACCGTTAATGGATGCTCTTAGTCCTACATTTTGCATGGCAAAATGGCATCATACTACAATATATCTTCAAACTGGAGAAACACACAGTTGCTATCACCCTGCTCCTCATAAAATACCACTCGAAGAACTAGAAAATAATCCCAGTTCTCTTCATAACACAAAACAAAAGAAGGTTGAACGTGCTCAAATGCTGGAAGGAGAACGTCCAAGCGGGTGTCAGTACTGCTGGAATATTGAAGATCTCGGTGAAGAGTATATATCTGATAGAAAAGAAAGAAATTCTACAATATATACACCAGAACGATATGATGAAATAGCTAACGGTCCGTGGGATCAAAATATAAATCCTGAATATGTAGAAATAAGTTTCGGAAATGAGTGTAATTTTAAATGCGGATATTGTCATCCTAAACATTCTAGTAGTTATTATAAAGAAATAGAACAACATGGTCCGTATACTATGGTAAAAAATCATCGTAATGACATTGATTGGTTTACTGTATACAAAGAAGAAGACAATCCTTATGTGCAAGCATTTTGGGATTGGTGGCCTGAACTAAGTAAAACACTGTCAATACTTCGAATCACAGGCGGAGAACCGCTACTACAACAAAGTACTTGGAGATTGTTTGACGAACTAGAAAAAAATCCTCAACCTCAATTAGATTTGAATATCAATACCAATTTTGGAGTCAAACCTATATTAATAGATAGACTTGCTGATAAAATTAATGGTTTGATAGAAAACAAATGTATCCGTGGATTTAAAGTCTTTACCAGTATCGATACCTGGGGACCACAAGCAGAGTACATAAGGACAGGATTAGATTTAAATCTGTGGGAATTTAATTTAAATACTTATTTGACAAAAACCAATTTACCAATTACTTTCATGATAACATTTAATATTCTCACGGTGACTAATTTTCAATGGTTATTAGAAAAAATATTAGAATGGAGATCAAAATACAATACCAGTGACTGGCAAAGAATTAGGTTTGACACTCCGTACTTAAAAGAACCATTACAATATGATATGAATATATTACCTAAAGATGATTTTATGCCATACATGTATGGACATTTAAAATATATTCAAAATAATCTAGACGATAACGATAAAACAAAATTTAGTGAAATGGAATATGAAAAATTTTTAAGAGTAGTAAAATATATGGAATCTACTGTATATTCTGATAACAAACTAAAACAAGGTCGCAAAGATTTTTATAATTGGTTTACAGAATATGATCGTAGGAGAAACTTAAATTTTGCAAAAACATTTCCTGAGTTAGTTGATTTTTATGAATCTAGCAAATAGATATTTAAGATGACACTTACACTAAATTTTAAATTTGACAAAAATAACTATGATCGAACTAAATCATTCCACGATAATTTATACTCTGGTAACTTTAGTAATTTTGTAGATTCTGGTTTTTGTAGAACTTCACAATTATTAGAAGTTTTAAAATCCTTTAAAAACACTCTAGAAATTAAAATACAGATACACGCTATTGACAATGATATAGATAACTATATTATATCTGCTTCCGTGTTTTATAGTCCGTATGATTGGACTGATAAAAATTCTAATCTGTCAATATTTGAATATCTTAATAAAACCTATGTTCGAGATTTACAAGCAGGAAAAGCAATTTTATTAATTGATCAAACTGTAGAAGGTTACCACAGTGAATGGGTATGGGATTGGTTCCACAATAAATGTAAACAATATAATATTAGCCCGAAAGCAATTATCTATGCTACAGGAAATCAGCTAGCAAAAGAACAGTACAATTTATGGTGCAATAAAAACAAAATAGATGACAAAATACAAGTTATCCCGTCAGTTTCTTTAGCTTATTACATTTATCAAACATACAAACAACATAATTTAGATATAAATTTTAATAATTTATTGTCATTCAAAGAAAACAACAATATTAAATTGTATAATTGTACTAACTTAAGACCTAGACCTCAAAGAATTATTAATTTTTTACAACTTGTGCAATCTAATTTAATTAACGACGGTTTAATTAGCATCGGAAATTCGAACGATTGGCAAATAACAGATAAACAATTATTGGATTATAAATTATCAAAAAAAACTATCAAAGTTGGTAAAAATCTAACACCTATGATTATTAATCATAAACAACATAATGACACAGAATTTTCTTCTTTTATAACTAGAATATTAGATGATGTTTATGAACAAACTTGGGTGTCTTTAATTACAGAATCAAGTTATTTTGAACATGAAGAAAGTGTTTTTATAAGTGAAAAAACTTTTAAAGCAATCGCCGCCATGCATCCTTTTATTATTGTAGGTAGTAAACATAGTTTAAAATATCTTAGAAAACTAGGGTACAAAACATTTGACGGATTTATAGATGAATCATATGATGATCTTGATGACGAAGACAGATTTACTGCTGTCATGGAATCTCTCAATAAAATTAAAAACATACCAGATAAATTGAATTGGTATTCATCCATGCAAGAAATTTTAGAACATAATCAAAAATTATTTTTATCTATGGGGTCTAAAACACAAGAAGAACACACATCTATTATTAACTATTATAAAGAGTATTTTAATTTATGACTTTAAAATCTAATGTAGATATAATTAATCCGGGCGATAATGTTATTATCGGGTTAGGTGATAGTTTTACGCAAGGCGTTGGTGCTTACTCTGATGAAACTTATAAAAAAATTAAAAAACTAAATCCGTCTTTGCATAATATAACTGGCCAATATTTTGTAGAAGAACAAGGTAAAAACAATTGGGTAAGACAACTTGTAACTAACTTTCTTCCAGAGTATAAAACAATGAGTCTCGGAGTGAACGGAGCAGGAAACAGGGCTGCTGTAAAAGAACTTTATTTAAATCCTCTTCCGGATGATGTAGGTAATGTTGTGGTAATTCTAATGGCTACAGGAACAGAAAGATTTGATTTTTTGAAAAATGAAAAAGAAACCGCCGGACCAGAGAATCACCAAAAATGGAGAACCATATGGCCGACAATGAATCGCGATAGAGGCGATATTTGGAAATTAGAAGAACAATACGCTACGCTTGTCTGGTCTAAAAAAACAGATGTAATGGAGTTACTTTTAAATATTGCCGAAGCTCAACAATTTTGTAAATCTAAAGGGTATCATTTTATGTTCGGACCTGCATTTGATGATAGGATTAACAAAGAATATATCGAAAACGCATTAGAAGAAGATGTCCATGACTGGATAAATGTTGTCAACTGGAATAGTTATATTTGTCCAGATTCGTGTACTGATTTCATGCAATATATTAGAAATCTAGAAAATCACCCAGAAGTCACCGGATTTTGGCAAACTCAGCAATATGTAAGTAAACTCCAAAGCCCTTTAAAATATATAACTCCTTGTCATCATTGGACAAAAGAAGGTGCATATGAAGTTAGTAAAGTAATTTACGAAATTTTGAAAAGTAGAAATGTAGTATGAAAATTTTTATAACCGGAGTAGCAGGATTTCTCGGAAGTCACCTTGCAGACAGAATGATCGAGTTAGGACACACTGTAGTAGGAAACGATACACTAATTGGCGGTTATATGGATAATGTAAATCCGCTTGTAGAGTACTACAATATAGATTGTTGTGATAATGAAAAAATGTCTGCTATAATGAAAGATTGTGATGTTGTATTTCATTGTGCGGCAACAGCACACGAAGGATTGAGTATATTCAGTCCTAATTTTATCACCAAAAATATTTTTCAAGCAAGTGTTAGTACAATCAGTGCCGCTATACAAAACAAGGTAAAAAGATTTGTTTATTGTTCGAGTATGGCTAGATATGGAAATCAAAGCTATCCTTTTAAAGAAACACAACCCACACAGCCCGTCGATCCTTACGGAATTGCTAAAGTTGCAGGAGAAGAAATTTTAAAAACACTAGCACCGATGAATAACATGGAATGGATTATAGCGGTTCCGCATAATATTGTTGGTCCTAGGCAGAAATATGATGATCCATATAGAAATGTTATGAGTATTATGATAAACAGGGTACTGCAAGGAAAGCCTCCTGTAATTTATGGAGACGGTAATCAAACTCGATGTTTTAGTTTTATTAACGACTGTGTATATTGTTTAGAAAAACTAGCACTTGATAAAAATATTAAAAACGAAATATTTAACATAGGTCCCGATGAAGAAACTATAACTGTAAAAGAACTAGCCGAAATGGTTATGGAAGAATTAAATTATCGAGGAAAAATAGAATATCATAATTCTAGACCCAATGAAATCAAATACGCAACTTGTGATTCAACCAAAGCTAAACAAAAATTAGGTTATGTTACCAAAGTTTCTTTAAATGATGGAATACAAAAAACTATAGAATATATCAACCAACGTGGCGCCAAACCTTTTGATTATTCATATCCTTTAGAAATAATTAATGATCATACACCTAAAACTTGGTCGCATAAATTAATGTGACGGTATAAGCGAACCACTTTTTAACATTCTAAAAATTATCTTGCCAAACAAATTTAGTTGCTGTGTTGCATGATTTCTTTGTAAAAAAGCATCGAAATTATGTTGTAATAATTCTTGATTTTTAAAACGCCATTCTATTCTTTGATCGATTGGCATTTTTGATAATTCCTCTACAACAGGAGAAATTGATTTTAATAATTTTTGATATCTTACTATATCGTCTTCTTCATCATCAAAATTTAAATCAAAATAATCACTATAATCATGATATCCCATAATACTTAGATTTTTATTGATTCCGGGTTGTCCCCATATTACCATTGGTTGGAATGCAATTATAGGTTTTAAAAATTTTTCAGAATAGAAGAATGTAGTATTATTTTCATTACTAGCATATGTTTCGTTTACAATACTAAATGGAGTTTTTGTATGTAAATTGTATAATGGATTCATTGGATCGTTTATAGAAAAGTTATTTTCATCTGCAATCCAAGGTAGAGAATTTTTAAATTTCTTAATGTCATCTTCGGTCTTGTTTATTTTTGATAGCAAATTTGAATTAAAGTTAAAATTACTAGTAACGACGTCTTGACTAATTAAGCCGTATGAAAATATAGGTGTATCATAAATCATAAAATTAGACAACACACGGTGATATCGATTTCTTCGTGATAAACTTAAAAATATTTTATCGCCGATATTTTTCTCTACATCTTTTTTTGCGATGTTTACATTATTATCTAAATTAACGTGTTCAAATAGACCTTCATCTATGTTAAAAATAGGTATAACATTTATTTCAGATGACACCTCTTTTAAATTTCCAGTAAAAAAGAAAATTTGTTTTGTATCGATGTTATGTTTTTTTGCAGAAAATTCTAAAGATTTTGCAATATAATGATTACTGTATATAGGACTGTATCCCTCAAATGTTCCATCTAAAATTAATATTATCTTTTTTTCTTGTAATTGTTTTTTTACATTCTTATTGAGAAATCCTATAATATCGGTATCAGCTGGCCATCCATTTGGTGGATAAATTTGGTATAATAATACATACTTGACATTAGAAATTCTTTTTTTAGTTTTTCTTTCAATAAGATTAAAACTAGATTCTAAACTGTTTAAATTTTCGCCAGGATCCCACACATATTCGTTATCGTGTAGTATAGGTGTTTTTTTAGATGATTGATATCTTTTCATAAATACTATGTGTTATTATATGCGTATTTATTAAATTTTGAGATCGTTATTAATGATTACTAAAAAAATCAGTCTTGTTCAACCAAATTTCCAGCAAGGACCTAAAGAGTTTAATGCACACTATCTTCCGTATAGTGTAGGTGTTTTATGGGCATATGTTAGTCAATTTATAGAAGTTGATACTTATTACAAATTAGATAAAATGATTTGGAAAAGGTCAAGCATAGTTCCAACTGCTAAATCCTTAGCCGACAGTGATATAATTGCTTTTAGTACATATGTTTGGAACAAAAATTATAATTATGCACTAGCACAAGAAATTAAAAAACTTAACCCTAACTCTATTTTTGTTTTCGGAGGACCAGAAATACCTATAGAAAGAGAGGACATTTTTCAAAAATTACCTTTTATAGATATTGTTGTAAAATCTGAGGGAGAAATTACATTTAAAAATCTGTTATTAGCATTAAAAAATCAAACATCATTAAATGATATTCCAGGATTAATCTTAAACAATGGCGGTGTTGTATTAGATACCGGAAAGGCAAATAGAATATCAGATTTAGAACAAATTCCAAGTCCTTATCTATCAGGAGTCTTTGACAAATTAATAACAGAAACAGACAGTGTAGAATGGAATGCCACATTAGAAACCAACAGAGGATGTCCGTATGCCTGTACATTTTGTGATTGGGGCAGTCTTACATACAACAAAGTTAAAAAATTCAATTTAGAAAGAGTTTTTGCAGAATTAGAATGGATTGGAAAAAATAAATGCGGTTTTGTTAGTATTACAGATGCAAATTTTGGAATGTTTGTAGAGCGTGATAACATGATCGCTGATAAATTATTAGAAGTTCAAGAAGAATATGGATATCCGTATACATTTTCTGTTGCTTGGGCAAAGAATCAAAAAAATGAAGTTGTTGACATTGTTAAAAAATTGATTAAGAGTCCTAAATTTAATCAAGGATTAACTGTTAGTGTGCAAAGCATGGATTTAGATGTCTTAGAAAATATTAAAAGAAAAAATCTTGATCAGCACAAAATAGAAGATATTTTTACACTATGCGATAAAAACAATATTCCAGTATACACGGAAGTTATTTTAGGTTTGCCCGGAGAAACAGTAGAAACTTGGAAAGAAGGTTTTTGGAAATTGTTTCGAGCAGGAAATCATACAGGCATAACTATTCTACATGCACAAATGTTAGAAAATGCTGAAATGAACTTAACACAAAAAGAAGAACATCAAATTGAATCTAGACCTGTTTATGACTATATGAGCGGAAGTTATAACTTTGACGAACTAAAAGAATGCGTTGAGGTAGTAATTTCTACAAAAGACATGTCCACAGAAGAAATGTTAGAAGCACACGCTTTTAGTTGGTTTATTAACACATTCCATATCAACGGACTAACCACATACATTAGTAGATTCTTAAAAAAGCATCGTGAGATTGATTATAAAGAATTTTATGAGGAACTCTATGAATATCTAAAACAAAATGCCTGGTTCGAAGAAGAAAGAACGCAAATTAAAAAATATTATAGGAATTGGATGTTTGACGGTTCAATAAGCCATCCAGACATTTCTAATATTGAAGTACATGGTTGGAACCTAGTACACAGAACAACACTTAATATACATGCTGATAACAAATACGAATATGTTTTTGGTTTAGTCGAAGATTTTATGAATACTAAATTTCCATCAGTTGAAAATAAAGAGTTGTTAGATTTTCAAAAACATTTTGTTATTGATTACTATAAAGTAAAAGAATACCCAATCGTTAGAGAATACAAATATGACTTCTTAGGAGATCTATTAGAAAACACTACTTTAAATAAAAAAACAACATACAAGTTTGATTTTTTAGAATCAAAAGACATTACAATAGAACGATTTTTAGAAAATATATATTTCAGTCGTAGAAGAAATTTTGGAAAAGCTTGGGTAACAAAAATTAATTGAGGTAAAATAAAATTTATCGATTAAGTATTTCCGAGTAAAATAGTTTTCGATATAGTTATTGGTTAATAATAAGTTTTTTTATTTTTATAACGGTAATATATCTTCCTTGTTAAATTTTAATTGTTCTGCTGTTTGTATATTGTGTAACAAAATTTCTTGCATTGACTGATACATATTTCTAAGTTCTTGTAACGGTATTGAATTGATAAATTCAATTAAATCGAAAATTTTTTGAATTCTCAATGTTGGATTTGCTTCGTCGTCATATGATTCATCCCAGTATTCACTAAATGTTTTAAATCCCAATTTTTTTATATATTCTAAACTTTTCGGAGGTGCGACTAAAATAAAAGGTTTTCCTACAAAGATTGCTTGAAGTGTTTTTTCACTAATATTTGCAAACGGTTGTGCAAATCTAGTTTCGTTAACTATTGCCAAAAAACAGTCTTGATATGATTCCTTAAGGTTGCTATTCGGCCATAATTCTGGCGGTATATGTACACCATTAACCTCTACTTGCTCTATTGGACGAGCTTTATCTAAATAGAATAATTTATTATTTAATATTGTGTTTCCGTTAATAATGTTGTCAGTGTATTTTTTATTCAATAATGAATGATGTATCCAAGTATTATCTTCTAAAGCGTTGAATCCGCATTTAAAATACCAACTATAATTACCTTCGAACTTGGTTAAAAATGACATAATTAAATGCCTGTGTTGAGTATATCTACCATTTCCGCACCAAAATTTCTTTTGAAAATCATTATTAAAGTTTATTGATTTCTTTACACTTATGCTTTTTAAAAATAAATCGTTAGTTTTTATATCTAAATGACGGTAATAGTCTGATAACAAATTAAACCCGTCGTAATCACATGTTTTTATTTGTACATTTTTTAAATTGTTTTCTAGTAAAAAAAATCCTATACTATCTAATTCGTCGGATTTTAATTTTTTATTCCAAAATGAAAATTCACTGTAAAAGTTTCTATTATGTCGAGTGTTTGAATCATAAAAACACATAGGTTCGTACAAAAAAATAATTAGTCCTGTTTTGTTTAAACGAGACCTGCCTTTCTTAGACATGGTTATTTTATGTAATGGAAGATGATTTGTACCAGTATAAATTAAACAAGGTTTATTTAAATTCCAAAAAAAGCATTTTTCTAACTTCGATTGTAAAAAATGCAATCGTGTAGACATTTTTAATTTTTTATAAGTCAGCCCGGCAGGAATATCCTTGTAAAATAAATCTTGTTTGTATTCAAATTTTTTCATTTAATACTCCAGTAATTTGTAGAGTATATCTGTCCAAAATTCCTATATTACTTGCGGCATGCGAAACGTCGTGAGACCATAAAACATAATCTCCTGCAGAATAGTTTGCTATACAATGAGAGTCTATTTCAAAATAATGCCCAGGAAGCCAGTCTTCTAAAAAAACTATGGCTCTGTAAACATTGCTTTTTTTTACCTTAAAAACTTTGCAATATCTAGTAAAATGATCAACGTGTGTAGGCATTATTATCCCTGTGGTCATTTTATAAAAAACAAATCCAGGAAGATCCAAGTTTAATTTGTCTGCAATAGTATAACACCAATCAGGTATTGGATTTTTACTATCGTACATTGACCCTGAAAAACTATTATGTGTATATCCCTGTGTCCTCCATTTTTGTATCTCTTCATCCATAATAGGTTGTTTTGTGTAATTAAATGTTTTATATTTTTCGTCCCAAATGACAGGTATTTTTCCTTTATGCCACATTTCTTTCTAAATCCAAAGTAACACAATGAAATACACCGCCTAGTGTTCGACTATGACGCATAGGCAACATAGCACATTCTATTTTATATTTTTCTAATTCTTTTCTAAGGTTATGTTGATGTTCTTCTAATGCCACTAGATTTTCATTTACGCTAAACAAATTAACACTTACCCATTTACTGGCATTGCAGTATCCTGGATAGTGACCGATATCTACAGGTTCGGGAGCCCATATAATGTCCCAATTTTGAAATGCAGAAGGAAGATCGGCGTTGGATCTTATTCTGCTAGGGTTAGCTAACATTAATCCTTCTCTTAAAAACGCTATTGTGCTGTCAATATGCATATAACTATAAACATCTTCCAGTAAATGCACTTTGGCACAGTTTCCTAATATATTCTGTAAATATTCTGATCCTTTAATATTGCCGCTGTTACTGACAAGATATAAAATATCTTCGTTGGCCCTTAACACATTAGCCGCATCGAATGCCGGTTCGGTTTCATTTGTAGCAAGAACGTTAGGATCTCCTAGACATTCTATATTATACAAGTCATCATTGTGATTGTAATCTATAACTTGTATATTTTCGAGATGTTGTTCGAATGATTTATATTCGTCTTTTCGCGCTCTCAACGGCATAGGAGCAACTATCGACATATCGTCGTAGACGATTACATTGTCTCTCGGACAGTAATTATAGTAGTTACAGTCTGTTTTTTCTGGCCTAACGACTTCTACACCTTCACCTTTTAAAAAATTGCTAAAAATTTCTAGATCTTCGTTGGCTTCATCTATAACTTGTTGAGGATATAGTCCAGATTTAATATCTTTAATTTCGTCTTCTGTTTTATCAGCATAATTTACAACTCGAAGACTAATGTCCATTTCTGGAATTTTAGCATTGTCAGCAACACCGACTATGATTTTTTTAAGTGGCGACCACTCGTTAGTGGATTTCATTGAATACTTCCATTTTAGATAAATCCGGATAATCCCTCCAACTCCAATGTTTTTTAGGTTGATCTATTTTCGCAGATTCTAATTTTGTTATACCTTGTTCAGCAGTTTCTGGAGTCATATAATAATGATACCCTATGGTACTGATGTTTTGTTTTCTCCAAGGTTTAGATAAATCTCTTCCATCGTAACTCATTTTTCTTAATTCGTCTTTTTCTTCTTTTTTATCGCATAAAATCATGCCGCCTCTGCCTAGAGATAGATGTTTTTTATACTGAAAACTTAAACACATTAGAGTATTTTGTATGTAACTATTTTCCTTCCATAGTACAGCAGCATCAACGATATTTGTGTTCCCGATAAAATAAAAATCTTTCCAATTGATTCTCTCCCATTTCCAGTTTATATTTAATTTTTCAAAAGTAAATGGAATAGAAATGTAAGTGTGCGTTGGACAAGTGGCAGCTTTAATTTTTTTATAACGCAAACAAAGTTCTATAGCATGTGTACAAGAATCGGTGGCAACAGCATAAGGAGCACCGTAGAAATCTGCTATTTGATTTTCAAAATTTTCTACAATTTCAAACATTCAACTATTTATATGCGTATATTATAAATAAAAAAATAATTAATTCAAAAGGTGATAAATGAACATAGGATTCATCGGTTTAGGAAAACTTGGAATGCCATGTGCAGAAGTCGTGGCAGAAAAAGGACACGAGGTTGTAGGGTACGATATTGCAACAGTTTTTAGTAATACAGTAAAAGTAAAATCGACAATAGAAAATGCTGTTAAAAATCGAGACATTGTATTTGTTGCTGTTCCTACTCCGCACGATCCAGACTACGACGGTAGAGCACCTACAGCACATCTAGAACCTAAAGACTTCGACTACACCATTGTAAAAGATGTACTAGTAGAAGCAAACAAACATATGAATAAAGATCAGTTGCTAGTCCTTATCTCAACTGTGCTTCCTGGCACTGTTCGCAGAGAATTTGTAGATCTAGTACCGAATACTAGATTTGTATATAATCCTTATCTTATTGCCATGGGCAGTGTTGCCTGGGATATGGTTAATCCAGAAATGGTAATGATTGGCACAGAAGACGGTACAGAAACAGGTGATGCTCGTCAACTTGTAAATTTTTATAAGTCTATTATGGAAAACGATCCCAGATATGTTGTAGGTACATGGGACGAGTGTGAGTGTATCAAAGTATTTTATAATACCTTTATCAGTGCTAAAATAGGTCTTGTTAACATGATTCAAGACGTAGCAGTGCAACAGGGCAATATTGATGTAGATGTTGTTACAGACGCTTTAGCACGGTCTACGATGCGTATTATGGGCCCACAGTACATGAAGGCAGGCATGGGCGACGGAGGTGCCTGCCACCCTAGAGATAATATTGCACTCAGATACATGGCACAAGAACTTGATCTAGGTTATGATTTATTTGATGCTATAATGAACGCAAGGGAAATACAAGCAGAAAATCTTGCTATGTTTTTAGTAGACATTGCTAACGAAAAAAATCTTCCTA